GCCAAAATATGTTTAAACTACTCACGAAACATAGTTCGTGGTGACTCCAAGTGGACGATACACATTCTCATCGCCCAAAATGGGTAATTGCTCTCCCTGCACTAGCCCGTAATCAACGGCATAAATATTAGTGGCAGCCTTAGTAACACTAACACCACCCAATTTCATGTTGCGTATGTGAGTCGCTAATTCATTTAAATCATCAACATTCAAATCATAACGCAAAGCTAACGATGCATTGAAAGCTTCTGGGTCGACCACAGCACTTGCCTGACCCACACCATCAAGCATAACCCCTAAGGAATTATTATGCTCAATAGTAGTGGCGCCAGCAGTGAACCTCTCTCTCAAGGCATTAACAATACAGCTGTCTGGTTCATGAACAAGGCCCCGAACTACTCCACCCAAGAAGCAATCCATCCTGTCCTCCCACGGCATAGTTTTAAATTCATGCTGACTCAACGCCAATTGTTCAGCAGACATATCACTATCCAAGGTGCCAAAACTACGCAAAATGCACCCTAAATTCAAAGTAGGAATCCACTTCCTACCATCCCATATTGGTGACCTCTTGAGAAACTGCATTTTCTCTGGAACTAAAGCACCAGAAACACAACAAGTCTCACAAGTAACCAAATGACCAATATCTGCATAACCTTGACGTATGCAAGAATCCACAGGCAAACCCAAATTTTTACTAAGGTTTTCACTGATCCTATAAGCAGATAAAATGGCACCGTTGTAACTCGCTATATGATTCAAAATAGTAGTCAAGACAGTGCCACTCCCCTCGAATGGGCCATGAAACTGAATAGTCAACTTCTCGTCTCCCGCACAAGGGTTAATGAGAAGTATGGGTTTACAACACTGTTCAATCAAACCTTTAGTACGAGCCTTATTAAACTGTGCCAAACAGGCAGCAGTAGCTGCAAAGGTTAACGTAGCATTACTAGAATCTGTCGATGTAATATCAACATTAAAAGCAAAACTACGACCATTTATGCAACCTGCATGCACACTGTCGTCACTAAATAACAGGACATTGTAATTCGGCGTGTTTTGAGCAGTCTTGCGTATAAGATGCGCGAATTCATCTATCAACACCTCAGTGGACGGCTTTGCAAATATATATACGCGAACCTCCAAATCACCAAATTGGAAGTGGTATGCACCATTAATGCACTCTTTAACCCACTCTGGTAATTCGTTGGCGTACATACAGCCCTTATCGTACGATATAAACAAGCGTGGTACTTTGCCTACTTTGGCATACTCACGCTTGATACAAGCAGTTAAACTCTTGACCATTACATCCTCATCTATATGCAACAAAACACCTTTCACATACCGTTGGCGTAGCCTACGTTTAACATGGTCAATCTGACCTGCTAAATCTCTAGCTCCTTGAGCATCCAAGAATTCAGTGTATGCTTGGTACACTCTCCAGTATGTCTTCGTTGTTTTATTCAATATGGAATCAAAAATTTTTGTCAAATGCGCACGATTGGACCGCGAGGATGGTTTCATCAAAGCGTCAAGCACATAATCGGGGAAAAACCCGTCCCCATTAACATGACGCTCACGCAAAACCACCTCATGATTGTTTGCACCATCACCTATGATCACCTTATAAGGCATTTGCCTACCAATACCACCACAGCCAGAACGAAATTTCAGCTCGCACTTGCACCAAGCCAATATCTCGGGGTTTATGAAATCTGTGGTGTAGCCATCTTGGAGAATCTGCACAGTATGCCTACGTCGCATGGTCAACTGCAAAGCTAACCAAATCTGATTATAATACAAATCAACCTCCCCTTCGCGCTGAGCAAAAAGGCGTTTCATTGCCAACGACATATTGTCGGGTGTGTTATCATAAACGACAAAACTTCCGGCAGACCCTTCAAAACGGCACATTTGTGTGGTATACCAACGTGGAGCACGTGGTCGCGTGGTAAACACAGGGTATGGATAATCTGAGGTTTTATCCCACACAACACCCTTAGTTTGAACACTACTAAAATTCCTTTTCAAGACCATCGGTGGCCTAACGCAGCAAGGCGCAGCATCAATTGCAACTGGATTGACTGTTGTATAATTAATGTTAGCACCCCGATACAAGGCACACAAAGCGTCTGTGGTAAAATCTGAACGCAAGAATTCTGTCTTTGCGCTTGCCAAAGCTCGTGCATTATCTGTAGATTCTAAAACCTGCCTTTTGAACAACAAATTTCTCAAAGTCCAATACTTATGAGTATTCACAATCAAATATTCTGGTAGATTCTTGAAATTCACTGATAACAAACTAAGAGCTGTTTTGCTCTTTGCTTCGTCTAGCACACCTAAACAAGTTATCTTACTGTACAAAAAATCCAAACCTGGCTGAAAAACAGGGCCCTGAAAACCACTCACCCAATTACCCAAATATTTTTGAGCTGTAATTAAGTAAGTCTTGACAGGGTCAACTAGCTGGTAAGTCTTGACTTTGGCCGTTGAATGCACATCATACACATCAACATACCAAGCTGTGCCAACACCTACCACCTCAGTTCCAGGGGGAACCACGCCTCCGGGCAGCAAGCCACCCAAGGCAACACCTTTCACATAGACATTAACGCCATCCCACGCTATTTCAGTGTCCGTTACAAAACGGATCGGATCGGCATTAATTCTAGCTACTAGGCTGGGGTCACTCAATGAATCACGCTCCTCAACCACTGGATGGTCAAATTTACATTTGCCTTTCCCACTAGCTTCATAAGCGCAAACCCCAGTCTTCACAAAACTTGTGCATTGCTTTGCCAAAACAGCGTTTTGAGGCAAAGAACCATCCTTAGCTTTGTGAGGTGTCAACTTCGCGTGCAAGGTTTTGTTCATGGCTACTCTCCTAGCAGCACCACTCTTGTAATTGTCCCTCGAGACATCATGATCATCACTCATAGTAACCTCACCATTACTCCCATTAAGGGATGAAGCTACAATATGATTGTTGCTGCATACAGCATCAACAACCCCAGGCGGACAATCACGATTTACTACAACCACACAAACAGGCTGAACGCTGTCCGGGCCCACATCATGACACCGAACATTACTACTCTTCTTGACCTTCTTGGACTCTTTAAACAAATTTTGTATCGCAACAGCTTGATCAGGTGTCCAAACAGATAATGGCATAGGTTCTTCAAAATCGACTGTCTGGCACCATGTCCAGAACTTGTCGTAATTTTTATCAGATGCTATGTCACTGTTGGGCAACCTGGCCTTACGCCACGGAAACAACTTTGTGCGGTCAGCCTTAAATGCCTGCAAAAAGTGCGAGGCTACTCTACTCAACATTGGAAACAATTCAAGAAAGTGACGTGGAATTGTTGGATAACGTTTCAATGTTAATGCGCGCTCCGTTTGAATCCATTTACGGTAGTTAGCGCGCTGGCGTGCATAGGATTTCTTAAGGTCACGGAGTATCTGCCTGTGTTTGGCTTGATGCTCCTCCCATTCACGTCGACGATCAAAGGAACTCTTGCCACCATCTTTCTGGTAAAAGTTCTCCTTAGCGTATTTATAATCGTCGAAAGTTTCATCGTATTCGTCATAGGAGCGGGTGTCCCTCATTTGCAAAACGAAATCGACGAACTCCTCATAGTGGTTGAACCTCATCTCATCAAAGAGTCCGCTCTCATTATAAAATTTCTCTGATGGGATTGTATCCATGTTCATTCACTGTTATTTTCACCTGATATGCTCGAGGCCGGCTTTGAACCGCGTATAGGACGCGGCGAACGTTGAAATGACCCAACGATTTAGAAATAAGTCTAAACAGCAACTGCTGCCATACCGGCCATAGTGGCCAATTTAGCAGTTAAAACACGTTTCAAATTGTTCTCAGCTTCAACACCTAAGGAAGAACGTCGAACGGCATTTAGCATTGTTTTAGCAACCTCCAACTTGTGAGAAGGATGTGCGTGCGGAACCGCTGAATGCATAGTTGCAACGGCTGTTGTGACTTCAGAAACATGTTCAACAAGGCCAACAGGTGGGATTGGGTTTGGTGTGCTAACGCCATCGGCTGTACGACCGGTGTACTCAACAGTGAGTGAATAATGCACCTGGAAGGTCATAGCGGCAGTATTGCCAGACGTGACCTGAGCACCAGAAAGCAGTATACCCCCCAAGGCAATGGCAGCATTGTCTGAGAAGGGCCTCATAGTTGTGGCGTATTGTAAATTAGCTGGTTTGGACGGACTCAAATGACCAGACATAATGGCCCCGGTACGAGCTGGGGCAATCACACAATCCTTAAACCGCGACAAGTTCAATTCATTATAACCAGATATGTCCAAATGATTAGTCGGGCACACTGAATGCATCATACCTTGTGCAGTAAAGCTATTCGTTGTGTTTACAGCACGAAATCCACAGGAAACTACACGAGCTTGCAGTAATTGACCAAACTGCGAAGCCGTATATGGTAATGCCATAACACCTCTCTGAATGCCAGTGGCTTCTGTGTTCAGAGTTGGTATCGTGTTTCCTTCCCACGTGTTAGTAGAATATGAAAACTGGTAGCTATCATTTGAGATTGCAGGGTTAAAAGCAAAGAAACCAAATCCTTGTGTACCAGTGGATATACTAAATGTAGTATGCACTGTCACTTTCTGTGATGGGGTTGTAGGATAAGTGGGAATACCAACTGATGGGTTGGACCTATCAGTTGGGTGAATTAGAGTAGTTAGGTAACTTGTGCCAATGTCGTTATTGTTGGCAACATTGCCAAAAACTCGGCCGGGTTGGTTATCCATGCTCTTTTTCTTCTTGTTCTTATTCTTCTTCTTCTTAGCTTTTTGACCGTTTTTCAAACTGGAAATAAGACTTAAAATCCTCTTCTCCAAATTAACCGCAGTATTAATAGTGTTCTTCTTTTTGCCAGCCATGTTCACTTTATTATTCCTGAAAGACGTCTCTCACGGGACAGTGGTAATACCACCATAGGTTATTGCAACGGGCAACAACCAAACCGGCCTGTGCAAAGCCCCTCCATCGCTCTGCTCAATGTCACCTCCGTGACCCTTCACTAGCATCATCTCCAAACCGATGATGGAAAAACAAGGAC